ACGTCGATTCCGTACTCGGTCACGACAACCCCCTTACGGGCCGATACGCCACATGGAGAGTGACGATACTGGCTGGAAACCGGATGTGATTGATGTCAGCGAGCCACCGGAGTTTTGGAAGGCGATCACAAAGAACGTGTCGTTCACAGCGCAGGATGGCATCACGGTAGCGATGTGCATGGTGTTTCCGCGTCCGGTTGGGCCCAAGATGCCGTTTTGCTCGTCCGTGCACACACTGTTCGCCGTGGTGGAAGTGCCATTCTTAGTTCCCCATAGCACTCGGCCGCCGGACGCGCTTCCGGTGAACCCGAATTCGACATCCAGTCCATAGGTTCCCGCTGTCTGAATGGTGATTTGCGTGGGCGACACCAACGTGAACATGTTGTCCGGGTTGGTGTCGATCGTGTCCCAACTGATCGTGGTATTCGTGTTGTTGGTGATCGTCTGACCGGCTACCTTGCGGAGTCGGACCAGGGGCACGTACGCACGTGGCGGCGCAGCTCCCAGTGTGTAGGTGCTGAGATTGTTGATCCCCGTGGATAGTGCGTTCAATGACGCCTGGTGAACCACAACCCCATCGGTGAACGTGGGCATTGTCACTACGCAAGCTCCTTATAGAATCTAAACGTGAGTCAGGGAGCGACAACCCAGGAAAGGCCAGCCACGTACTGCTTAGCGAAGCCCTCGGCAGTCAAGAACTGAACCGACCCGTTTCCGGCGACCGCATACGTTCCGGTGTTCACGGTGAACGATCCGCCGAACGGGGTGTACGCTGTTCCGCCGTTCTCGCTAGTGAATGCCCAAGCAACAAGCTGGCACACGGCGTTGATGTCGGTGACGTTCGTTCCGTCCCACTGTGCCGCCGAATACTGCACGGGACGTAGAAGATAGTTCTGAACTGCCATCTGCCTAGGCTCCTTAGTAGATGGGCACGGTCGTGGTACCCAACACGCCGTACGTTGTGTCGCCCAACACCCATGCGACAGGAACGAACACCGGGCTCAGTTGTAGATCGGTCGTCCACGTGCCGGCCTCGGCGTCGATGTGATGCTCGATTTGCTCGATGTAATAGTCGCCGGTAATCGTCAAGTAATCCGAGCGACGTTTTACGGTGATCCTTTGCGAAATTTCGAGAGACAACACAACGGGCCACAGCGCCGGGTTGGCGCTGGGATCCAACGTCAGTTTCGACACGCGGGTTGTGGGTGCCGCGTATCGGGCCAGATAGAAGATGGCCGCCTGCGTCAGGTCGAAATCCGTGTTGCATTGAAGCGTCTGTGACAGGATTCGCTGGCCGTAGTTGGTTTGCGCCGTGCTATTGATCACTGGCGCGAAGTTGCTGTTTGCCGGCCGCGACAGGTTCGCCTGACTGAACGTGTACGTCGGGTCGTAGTCGTACTGCACGTCGACATAGGGGAACTCGCCGCCAGAGGCATTCTCGCCGAAGGTCCACAGCGATGCCTGGTTCGCGTACCGGCTTGTGCGGTCCTCGAAGATGAACGTTCCCGCTGTGTTGATATAGGAGAGGCCGCGTTCCGACTCCTGGATCTCCTGAATCACGTCAAGAAGGGTTCGGGTGTTGTAGCTAAAGTCCGGTGCCATGGCGAGGAACCCAGTGGCAACGGTGTGGTTGGATCCCCAGTACTGGTCTACGAGCCGTTGCACACGTGTGCCGGACATCTCGCCGATGTTGCCGGCACCGCGCTCGTAGTGGTTCTGCCGTGCTGTGGGGCCAATGTCACGCGGATAGTATGCCCAGTTGCACACGGACATTTGCGCGTCGGGGTTGCCAAATCCGGTGCTCACTCCGAAGTGGATGTTGTTGACGCCCCACACCGGCAAGGTGGGAGTCATAAGCCAGTCGGTTTCGCTGGTGTCCACTGTGAGTGCGAACGCACCGGATGCGTACAGAGTGACAGCATGGTAGTGCCATTGACCGTCAGGGAATCCGCCACCGACAGGGAATGTGCTTCCCGCGTTGGTGCCGGTTTTATTATCAAAGACCGCTGTGCTGAGGCGTCCCGAGAACGCGCTGTTGGTCTGGATGTATTGTTGGTCCGGAAGAACGGTCTTGCCGTCCGTGATGATGGCAGTCTGAAGTGGGGCAATAAGACCCGAATTGTACTTGAACCACACTTCGAAAGTCGCAGCCGCAGTGTTCACGCTGAATGTGCCGGCGGTGATGTTCCATTCGGTGTCCTGAAGGGTTCCCCCACCAGCAGGTGGCGTGAACTGGTTCTTTTGGGTCATCACCAATGCGTCGGTGCCGTCTAGGAACTGATCACCGGCCCACCCGAACGAGCCGCTGGGCGACGGCGACGGGGTGGACAGAAAGTTAGCGCCACCGATCGCGAAACGTCCGGGCGCGGCCGTGTCCGACAGCGGGAGATACAACTGTGGACTATCGGCCGTGATCGTCGCCAGGTAAGACTGGTTAACGGTCGTGCGGGACATGATGCCCAAGCCGTCGACTGTTTGGAGCGGGTGGTTCGCGCGCTTTCCGGAGAAATCGAATGTAGTCGGCCAACGTTCTACGTAGCCGTTGTGCAGCATGTACAGCACGGGGCCGGTGGTGGTGAACGTGGTGGGTGTGGTGCCGAATTCGAGTTGGACACCGTCCACGAAGTACAGGGGCGCGGCGGCCGTGGTGCCGTAGACCGTGATGTGTTCCAAGGTGTCCACGGACGTCCACGTCACGGACAAGCGTGTCCAGGTGTTCAGGGCGGACGCGGTGGCGGAGGTGAAGGTGGTTCCGGCGGCATCGATCACTTGGAACAGCACGGGCCCGTTGGTGGGGTACACGTACATGCTCATGACGTAGGTGATGCCGGGCGCGGTGCGGAACTGGTTGACCGCGCCTACTCCGACTCCGGCGGCGGACTGGGTGACACGCATGGACTGTGCGCCCACGAAATGTTGAGTGTTGCTCACAACACAGGTGGTGGTTCCCCCCGCCGGTGCCCACAGCCCACAGCTCACGCTGCCCACGGATTCCAGCTCGAACGACGGGTCAAGCGCGGAGTTCACGGTGGGGTTGTTGATGTTCCCCGAACCGGGCTGGTTCGGCCACATCGCCCACGCCCGGAAAGCCCGGTACGGCAGGATTTTGTTGCTGCCCGCGTTGAACACGGATCCGGTGTTCGCGGGTGTGAGTAGCTCTAGCGGGTCCGTGATGTTCACCGTCGCAGCCCCGGCCTGGACCTGGTCTAGCTCGTACTGGCGGCCGTGCACGATGTCCGCGCCCCGCACCGCCAGGCGGCGGTACGGGGCGTTGACGCTGACGCGGGCGTTGGTGAGCACGTTGGGGGGGCCGGTGGTGAAGTCGACTTCCCATCCGGTGAGTGGAAAGTTTGGGTTGGTGTTGACCACGGTTCACCCCGATCCGAATCCGGTGTAACTGGTGGCGTTGTTGATGTTCCGGATTCCGTAGCGCAACAGTTCTACCTGAATTTCCCTCATGAACTGCTGCGTGGTGCGGATGTTGCCCTGCACGGTGATGTTCAGGATCGTGACGGGGCCGCCGCTGTGCGATCCGACACCCGTGGAGATACCGCCGGGCGCACTACCGGTGATGCCGACGGTCCCATTCACACTGAATTCGCCAGTCGCGGCCTTGGCCACCTGCTGGGTAGTCTTCTTGGCAATATCGAGGACCTGTCCGGCGGTAGCGCTGATTCCGTTTCCAAGGCCGTGCATCAGATCCATGCCGATGTTGTGGAACACGCGGGATGGGCTGTGCGAGTCGAATCCGGCCTTGACTCCGGAGATCAGGTTGGAGATGAAGCCGGTGACGGTGTCCCATACCCAGCCGATCATGGAGCTGATTCCGTTGACCAGTCCGCGAAGAATGTCCTTACCGACGTCCACGAGCCAGTGAATGGCGTTGCCGAAGAAATGCAGGATGCCGTCAGGGAAGGTGCGGTTCAGCCAACCGGTGAAGTCGTCCCACGCGCCAACGACACCGTCCCTTGCCCCGTGAATGATGGCCATTCCGTGGTCGTAGAGCCAGTGTCCGGCGTTGGTGAAGAAACTGCCGATGTCGTCCGGGACGCCCTTGAGCCAGCTCTTGAAGTCTTCCCACTTCTGCTTGACGCCATCGATCCAGCCGTTGACCATGTCCTTTCCGGGACCGAGGAGCCAGCGGGCGGCGTCCTTCATCAGGCCGTCAATGTTCTTCGGGATGTCCTTGAACCATTGGACGGTGTTGTCCCACGCCGTGGAAACGGCGTTGGTGAATGCGTCCCAGGCTTCCTTGCCCTTTTTGGCGAGGGTTCCGATCAGGTAGCCGATCGCATATCCGGCCTTTTCGGGGAAATTCGTGAACAGCTTGATCGTGTTGCTGATGCCATCCGAGATGAATTTCGTGAAAGAATTCCAGGCATTCTTCGCGATGTTCCCGATGGTGGAGCCCAGGGAACTAAGACCGTCTCCGATCTTCTTGGGGAGCGACTTGAACCAGTCGATCATATCTCCGATTCGGTCGCCAATCCAATGAATCGCCGTGCTGAACGCGTTCTTCACCGCGTCCCACACACCGGAGAAGAAGCTCACGATATCGGACCAGTGGTCCTTGATCGTGATCACGATGAAAATAAGCAAGGCAATCACGGCAATCACGGCCAGCACGACAGCAGTGATCGCAAGCATGATGCCGATCTCCGGCAACATGGCGATATTCACAACCACCATGGCGGCGGCGAACACCAACGCGGCCACCGTCAACACACCAATCGCAACGGCAATAGCCTTGATCAATGTCGGATGCTGTGACATCCCCTTGGCTGCGTCCGCCAACGCGCTGATGAAGTCACCCAGCACGGGTAGGAAGATCTGTCCGAGCTGAATTCCCAGGGCACCTAGGGCGGCTTTCGCCTCGTCCATCTTCTGGTTGAATGTGGACTGGACTTCCGACCAGCCCTTGACACTGCCATCCGCGTCCTTTGTGGCCCCCGTGATGTCCTTCACGGTCTTGGTGGTGGCCGCCGCGTTCTGGCCGGTCAGCATCAGGGCGACGTTCAGCGACGTGGCGTTTCCGGTGGCACGTTGCATGGCCTGCGCGTACGACTGGGCTTCGGGACCACCCTGCTTGAGGATGTTGTTGAACCCGTCGGCCTTGTTCGCCAACGTCGCGAACTCGGTTGCCATGCTTTGCTGGTCGGTCGGAAGCGCCTTGACCGCTGTGCGCCATTCCTGAACGTTGATGGTGCCGTTGAGGAACGCGGTCGCGGTCTGCTGCAACGATTTCGGCATGTTCGCCAACATCGTCTGAAGGTCTTGTGTGGCCTGCTTCGACTGGTTGAACGCGGAGATGAGGACCTTTCCGGACGGCCCCATCTTGCTCATGATCGCTTCGCTGATGTCGTTCAGGGTTCCGGTCAACCCGCGCGTGGACAGCTTGTCCGTCAGGTCGGACGCCGTGATGCCGATCTGCGCCAAGTACGCAGTCATGTCAATGGACGGCTTTTGCAGCGAACGTAGGGAGTTCCCGATATTCTGGGCCGCCTGATCGGCGCTCATGCCATGCGCGGTCATCTCCGCCAACGCGGCCGTGATGTCCTCGAACGGCACGTTCATCGCGGACGCGATGGGGAGGATGGTGTGCAGTGCACCGGTGAAGTTCTCGAACGTGGTTCCGGCGTCGGATACGGCCGCCACGAGCTTGGACATGACGGTGGCCGCGTCGCCCACCTTCGGGCCGTAGTCGTTCATCGTGGCCGTCAAGCCCTTGGCCACTGTGTTCAGGTCGGCATTCTCGGTCTTCGCGCCTTCGGCGGCGGCTTTGAGGGCGTCCAGGCCAGCCTGTCCGTGGTAGCCCATGGACTCGATGAAGTATCCGGCGTTCGCGAGCTCAACGGCACTGTCGCCGACTGCGCCCGCCATGTTCAGGATGCCCTGGCGGACCATTTCCAGGTTGTCTCGCGACTCCCCGGCGGACACGACGAGTCGGTTGGTGGCCTGTTCGAAGTCGCCAGCCATGTTCGCCGTGGCTCCGATGATGATGGCTCCGGCGGCGGCGACGCCCAGTCCGACCTTGACCATGGTCGCGGTGTTGGCGGCGGCCGTCTTGGCTGTGTCGGCTTCGGCCTTGGCGGTAGCCGCGCCGATGGCGACGGTGGAGGCTTCCGCCTTGGCGGCCATGGCTTCGAAGTCGAGTGACAGGGTCTTGGTCTTGGCGGCCATGGACTCCATGGCGGCGTTGTTCTGAAGCGCCATCTCGTCGGCTGCTGTGCCGACCGACACCAGGGATTCGTTCATGCGAACGATTTCCGCTTCGACGTCGGAGGTGACGGCGGAGATCTTCGCGGCCATCTCCTCACCGGACACGCCAGCTTCGGTGAAACCACCGATCAGTTGCCCGGTTTCAGCTCGCAGCAACACGTACAGGTCAGTGATTTGCTCCGACACCCCGCACCCCTTAGTGAGTTCAGCTCACGTTCCACGGAGCGCCGAAGATCTTCTGATACGCCAAAGCCGCGATCTGACGAGTGGCGAAGTCCACGGCCGGTTGCATGAACGGATATCGCGCGCCGTTCCGCGTTCCCTTGACTTCCAGGTAGTAGCCGTACTTGCTGGATGGAACCTTGCTGGTGAACGTGGCCCCGGACAAGGTCCGATAGGTCGGGTACAGTCCGGCCGCCGTGCCGACCTTCATGGACCAGCCGAACGCGTCCAGCACAGGATCCGTGTGCGTGATGGACCGGACCAGGGTTCCGGAGATCCGCGCCGGCCCCGTCCCCGGTCGAGCCGGGGACGGGGTGCCGTACGCGTGAGCCCCGGTAGACGCGTTGATCTTCGCCTGGCGCTCCACCCCGGTGCCGATCACAGCCAGCGCAGCAGCGGCCTTCCCTTGTGCCTCAACGGCAATTCTGGCGAACAGGGCCGTGAACACACCGGGACGAAGCTCACCGCTCATGCTTGCGCGCCTCCCGCTCGTTGGCTTCCTTCTCGGCGGAAAGCCTGGCCTGTAACAGATCCCACGAGTAGCGCTTCACGTACAGTGGCGTTTTCTCCAGGTCGGGCCACGACCATTCCATGTGGAACATCAGCTCAAAATCCACCATTTCCGGCGGCGGCGACCCTGATGCCCACGTGCCCTCGTAGATGGACTCTGCGGGCCAGAGCACGTCTTCCGAGTAGGGATGTCCTGGCCCTACTGGGGGTTTACGGCGTTGGTCACTTCCTCCGACAGCCGCTTGACGATAGTCACGGGCAACTTGGCCACCAGCTCCGGTGTGGCCGGAGTCGGCAGAAGCGGTTGCGGGACAGGCTGTCCGTCGCTGTCCAAGGTGAGATCCGACGCGTCGTAGACGCGCCAGCCCACGATCAGCTTGGACAACGTCTCGTACATGGCGTTCGTCGCGTCGTCCATGTTGACGGGGGTGACACCGTCGGGCATCAGCGCGACCTCACGGGGGCGCAGTTCGGCGGCCGTGAGGTGCTTCGGGTTGCGGATGGTGACCCAGATCGAGTCACCTTCTTCCGCGAGTTCTGCGGTGAAGTCGACGTGCACGAGTCGGTTTGCGTATCCCATTGTTGACCTCCTGTAAATACACCCCACCGTCCTGTATGGACGGTGGGGTGTGTTCGATCAGTACGCGGCAGTCTGGAAATTGACCAGGGTCGCGGTCAGCGCGCCGCCGTCAGTGGCGTTGTAGATGCCGGACAGAGAGAAATCGGCCTGCACGTAGCTGGACGACAGGTCGCGCTTTCCCTTGAAGTAACCGGACTTCGACATGGTCACAGCCAGCGACGCGCCCATGCCGTTGGTTCCCGACGCCGGTTCCTGAAGCAGCGCGGTGGTGGGCGTCTGCGTGTAGTTCAGGTACAGGTTCAGGTCCGTCTGGTTCTCGAAAATCGTCTTGTATGTGCCGTCCGCGTCCAACGCGCCCTGGAAGATCTCGCGTGGGGCCTGGATTCCGTCGCTGGAATGCACAGGCTCTACTGCGCGCTTGATCGCGTAGTCCAACGTCAGGCCGCGCGTGGAGGAGCCGCCCGCGTTGGTCATGTTCCATTCCCAGCCGAGCATCGGCGGCAACGCCGTGTAGGTCGGGGTCATGGCCGACTGGGTCACGCCAGGGAACGTCATGTACTTGACGTCCAGGGTGACGACGGCCTTCGGGTCGATCTTCAGCGCGAGGTCCGACATGGCCGCGCCGGAGTAGCCCAGGGTTCCCGTGGTGTCGTACACGGTGAGGCTGTACGTCGCCTTGGTGGACGGGGTGGCGGACTGGGCGAACTTGTGCGAGCTGGCCGACACGAGCGCGTCAGCGGAGCTGTGGGGCAGCGTCAGGCCCACCGTCTGACCGACAACGGTTGTCACAGTCAGCGAGTACGGACCGGTGCCGGAGACGGCGGAGACGAACGCGTATTCCGTCGTCGCTCCGGTGCCGATCCTGATGTAGCTGTTCATGGCAATCGACGCGGTGGACGACAAGGTGGTTGCGCCGGCAATGGAGCTGGCAGCGAGGGTTGTCGTGACGCCAGCGGTCACCGTGTCCGGGCCGATGATGCCCCGAAGGAAGTGCCCGATCAAGTCCGGGTACGCCATGACGTTGATATCCCACGTGGCGTGCACCGGCCCCTGGTACATGCCCTGCAACATGGTGTCGTTGGCGCGGTACGACTCGTCCTTGAGTTCGGTGTAGACGTCCTCGAAATCGGCCTTGGTGAAGGGGATGTACGTCGTGGGCGCGACGTAGGTTCCCGCCACGGTCTCCTTGGCGATCCCCAGAATGGCAAGGCGGGAAAGCTGAGTCACTTGCTCGCCTCCTCGTCAGTCGCGGCCGACGGGGCGGCCTTTTCCTTCTGTGGTGGGATCACCACAGGCTTTTCGTCCACAGTGGACTTTTCGTCGGGTACGATCTCGAATCCCGCCAACGGCTTTTCGCACTCGATGATGTCGCCCGGAAACACCTGCGCGGGCGGTTCGAGTGTTGGCAGGATGAGGGGACCGCCCGACACGTTGCGCTGCAACACGCGTGCCTCCGGTTTTCCTTGCTAGATGGTGTCTTCCAGATCATCGGCCTGGTAGTTGACGGTCGCGGAGAGGTATCCACGTTCCATGGTCGTTTCCGGCGGGTCGAAGTCGATGGGAATCTCGGGGTTCGTCCCCGGCGCTTCCGCCACCGACAGAAACCGACCGCCGTGGGTCTTGTTGCCCAACGTCCCCCGCAACCGTTGCAACAGAAGGTCGACGGCGGCGTCGAAGTTGGCTTGTTCCACTTCGCCGATGCTCACGCCGGTTGTGGTGGATCCGATGCGCCACAACAACTTCAGTCGAAACGAATGCCTAGGCAACTTGCGCTGGTTGGACCACCGAATATCGATCAGCCGGGAGCGCATGACGTAGATGCCGTTGAGGTTGTAGTTCGGCGTTCGCGGCCAGTAGGCGTTGATCACATCCCATGGGCCGTCATTCACCTTCAGCAACGCCGGAAGCCCGTCACCGAACTGGGACAACCATGACGTCTCCCGCTGCACGGCGTCCGCTGTGGACATTCAACTCACCTCCGCTTGCGTCGATGCCACACGCGGTGGTGACGCACCCTCTTGTGAATGACGATCCGGGTCCGACGCTTGCGGATGCCGTGAATGGAGCTGGTGTGCTTGTGGTAGGTGGCTGACGAGATCAGCCGATGCGTTCCACTGTGAAACTTGCGGGTCCGGCTTCCCCGCGCCAATGCGTACTTCGCGGGCCGGGTGCGTTGCGGTCGCTTCAGGTTCGCCAGGGACCTCGGGTTGGCCGCGCGTCGCCCGCCCGCGCCCGCCGACCGGGGCTTTCGACTGCCGGGACGGGAAGTCGCCGCGTAATGCGCCTTGAGAGCAGCGGAGATCTTCGCCCGCGTCGCGGCCGATAGAGCATGGCCGGCGTGCGGATGCTTCTTCCCCTTCAGGGCAGCGGAGATCTTCGCCCGCGCCGTCGACGACAAGGCGTGTCCCTTGTGCTTCTTTCCCTTCAGGGCCTTGGAGATCTTCACCCGTGTCTCGGCGGACAGCGCATGGCCCCTACGGGTGGCCACGGGTCAGCTCCGCATGTACGGCGACAGCCACGACACGGCAAGCGCTTCCAGCTTGTCCGGGTCATGTCCGTGTTGGGACTGAAGCATGGGGTCCAGCTCGCGGCACGACACGGCAGCGGCCATGTACTTGCAGGCGCGGACCAGGTCGGCGGGGACGGTGAAGTACCCGCCGGAGTAGGTGACACGGGCCAGCGAGCCAATGGGGATGAACTTCCCGAGGTTGAACCACACGTGCCCGGAGTCGACCTCCGGCCCCTCGAACTGTGTCGTCACCAGGTTTTCCGACCCGCCGTAGGAGCGGACGATCTCCAGGGAGATGTTGCTGTAATTCCAGTACTCCGGGTACAGGGGCGCGTATTCGTTGAGCCACAGGTGACGGACCAGGGTGGACGCGCCCATGGCGTACGCGTAGGAGCGTCCCAAGGTGCCCTGTAGGTCCAGTGGAAGGTTCGCGGTGTCGGTGTACTCGTCGGGGTCGATTCCTTGGCAGCGGTGGGTTTCGAAGTGTCCGACGAACGGGGCGAGACGCCGTTGGGTCTCGGTCTCGCACGCCCGGGTCGCCTCTACCATGATCTCGTTCAGGGCGTCGTCACCAAAGCTGCGCACCAGGTCCGCGAACGCCCCTTGCTTCATCTGCGCCGCCGTGGCAAGCGGGGTGGGCGAATCCAGTGCCATGGCTCACTCCGTGAACGTGTCGAGGTCGATTCCCTTGCTGACAGGGTTCTTCGGCTTGAGGGTGGCGAGCTTGTTCGGGTTTGCCTTGGCGGGGAACGCTTCTGGTGCCACTTCGGCGAAGTTTCCTTGCGGCTCATGCACTTCACTGAATCCGGCATCGACGATGCGGAGCAGGATTGCAGCTTCCGCGTCGGGGACCTCAACCGTGTCCCCATCGTTGTCCCAGGTGTGTCCGAACGAGTCGGATCCGGCCTTTGCCTTACGCAGCAACATAATGTGAACCTCCATTGTGGACGCACCCCGCCGGCACGGGGAGGTCAGTCCATTGCCGGCGGGATGCACGGAGCGCCCCCGGTGTGCTGGCACCGAGGGCGCTCCGGGTCGATCAGACCGCCGTGTTGACGCGGTACAGGCCACCGAGGTACTTCGGCGCGCGTACGGCCAGCACGGTGTCAGCGGTGATGGCGTACGGCAGGCTGTCCGGGCTTGCCGTAGTCGGGTAGACGTCCAGCGGTGTCAGCTCGCGCACGTACGGACGGCAGATGTTGTCGTAGTCGCGCGACACCAGGTAGATGTTCTCCTGGCCCACGGCCGGTGGGAACTTGCTGGTGTTGGTTCCCTGATACGTCGCCGGGAACGTGCCCGGCTGGGTCGAGCCGTTCTGTGCGATCAGCGTCGCCCCAGTGTCCACAATGGACGTGGTGAGGATCGGTGTGATGCCGTCCGCCGAGAATCCGACGTTCGCGTCCACGTATCCCAACAGCGTCTCCGCACCGGTCGCGGTGGAGCGGTACACCTTGTACAGGGTCGGCTGGAGTCCGTCCAGGCCGGTCGGTGTGGAGAACGACAGAGTCACCGTCGAGGTGGATCCCGATGTGGCCTGGGAAACCTCGGCCGATGCGGCGATCTCGCCCTGACGGGCGATGATCGCGGACACCTTGTACGAGTAGGTGGCCGCAGCCAGCGTTCCACCGGTGGTGGCGGTGGCCGATGTGACCGCGCCCATCTGGATGGAGCGGGTGGACATGAACGACGACTTCACGAACGGGATGTCACGGTAGGTCGGCACAAGTAGACCGGCCGCCACCTCCACGCGGTCCATGAACCGCTGCTGGTTGGTCAGAAGCTGAGCAACCTTCGATGCGGCAGTGTTGCTCATGACGAGCATCCACGACGAGTCGAACACGCTCATGGCGGCGTTGGTCTCCACCATGTCGATCAGTTCGTCGAGCTGCGCCAGAGTGAGCGTCGCGCCCGCCTTGTCCTGGGCGTTCTGGTTTCCACCGCTGTAGGTGTTGATCAGCGAGTCCAGGCCATCGAACTGCGGGTACGGTCCGAACTGAGTGGAGCCCGCGTTTCCCCACAGGAGAGCATTCTCAATATCCCAGTAGAGACCCTTGATGGATCCCTCAATTTCCCGTGCTCGCAGGTCACCGATCACCTGACGGGTGACTTCCTGGGCGTAACCGGTGATTGCGCCGACAACCTGAAGGTGCTTGATCTGGAACGAGTTCTGCACGTAGGTCGAGTTCGACACGACACGCGCGCCACCGTCCACAACGAACCCGCCGTTGGGGTTCACCGTGCGCTGGTTGAAGTAGTAGGTGTCCGAGTTCCACTTCTGGGACGGAATCATCCGGACCAGAGGGGAGTAGCGACGCTGGTACTCCAACAGCATCGGGTCGATGATCTTCGGGATGAGGGCGGACGCACCGGCGGCGGTCAACGCCTCCCTGAGCTCAGAAGGCATGGGAGCCTCAACTTTCGGTAGTGATGGGTTTTTCGGTTCGGGGGCATCAAAAAACCGTCCACTAGGGACGGTTGGGTTTGACCATCACTGCCGAAACGGCACCGCGTGAGCGGCGGTCGGATCTCTCCCCCGGATGACCGGGCCAGTCCGCGCGGAACTGGCCCGGCGGGCGTCACTGCTGGCGGTAGATGGAACGGGTACCAAGAACAGCCTGCTCCAACATCGGCCGGGTGAGGCGGCGGAACTGCTCTTCCGTCAGCTTGTGCGGCGGAATCGCCTGCCCGTTCTCCGTGGGCCAGTCAGCCGGGTACTCGTCGCCCTCTGCGGCGGCGGTGCCCCGCATGGCCGTGGTCTCGTTGACCGGGGTCACGAGACCCTTGCGGCCGGGACCCTGTCCGGACTCCACCAGCTCCTGAATCATCTTGGTCTTCTCGCTGGCCATCTTCGCCTCAACCAGGCGCGTGATGCGCTGGTCCTCGGTCTCCTCGACCTTGACGGGCGCGACGGGCGCGGCTTCCGTCGCGGCGACGGCGACCGGCGCGGCCATCTTGGTCACCAGGCCGCTGATGGCGTCGGTGAGCTTGTCGAACTTGGCGGACAACAGATCCATTGCGGTGGGTTCCACCTTCTTGTCCTCCTCGACAGCGGGTGCGGTTGCGGCGGCGGCGGTCTGCTCCGACGCCTGGGCGGTAGCCTCGCTCACGGCGGGGTCTCCCTTCGGGTCATCGGCAACCGCTTCCGGTGCCGGGTTTTCGGTTTCCTTCACCACGGCCTGAATCTGTTCGGCCAGGTCTTCAGCGGTCGCGATGTTGCCGGTGACCGTGATGTCCACGGTTTCCATGGCGTCGTCGTCGGTGTCCTCGGACGGCGCTCCCGCAACATCAATGTCCCCGTCCATGTCGGGGTCCAGGTTCGCCAGCGCGGCACAGGCAGCGGTCATCGCGGCGCGGCCCAACGCGTCCAGGTCGTGGGGGTCAACGCAGTAGCTGGACACGTTGACGCACACCATGCCGTTGTCCAGGCAGACGCTGAAACTTCCCGGTCGGCCATCGTCCATTCCCCAGGACATACCTTCCAGCACCGATTCCGACAGCTGCTCACGTTCGATCAGCCACGACTCGTCAGTCGAGACCTCAACCCCGAACTTGTTCAGGGCGGTCTTGACGCGACCCTTGATGCGCTTGAGCTGCGCGGAGGTGTAGTTGCGGGCGTTCTTGGCCTGGTTGATGTAGGACCATGCGGCTTTGGCGCGTGCCTTCGTGTCCAGCGGGTACCGCTTCGCCTTGTCACCCTGGTAGCCGGGATCGGCGTAGGTGCCGGCGGGTGCCTTCGTCGGCGGTGCGGCGGCGGCACCGGACTTCGTTGGTGGAGCGCCCTTTTCCTCTACGGTGGTCGTCTCCACCTGTCCCTCCGAAATGGATTCGTAGATCAGGTGCATTCCGTCTGCGGATTCGCGGGCGGAGGATCCGGCGGGGCGGTAGTCGTCAATCTCCGCGCCGAGCACACCGGGTGTGGCGGTGTAGTCCAGGCCGAAGATATGAAGGTTCTCGCCGCGCTCAACCGGCATCCCGTCGTGCATGACGGTCTGGACCTTGCCGGACCAGGCTCCCCGGATGGACACGCCCTTGAGGAACGGTTCCACGTCGTCCGGGTCGTCCGGGTCCCGCTTCGGCCGAACCAGGGAGTCGATGGCACGCCCGTGGGGGGTGTCGGCGAGGTCGGCGGAAAAACGTGCGGATCCGTCGGCTTCCAGGGTCAGTGAGGTGACGCGGCCGACGATGCGTGTGGAGTCGTCTTCCGCGCCGTGGTGGGTTCGCTGGGACAGGATGTCGTTTGCTCCGCCGTCCTGGGTGATGTCCACGAAGTGGGCTTTCCCGGCGGCGATAGCGTCTTGTGCTTCCGCCACGGCCCGCGCGATGTGGTCCTTTGTGTACAGTCGCCGGTTGCGGCTGACGCCGGGACGCAGCGCGTAGCCGCTGACGGAGGCGATGCGTCGGGCCATGGCGTCCCCCTTAGACGAACGAGATGGTTACGGCGGGGTTGGCTGCGTTCCCCTGAACCGTGATCCCGTTGGCGGCGGGCATGTCGAAGGTGGCGACGGTGCCGACGGTGGGGGACGCGGCGAACGCGCCGATGATGGTTCCGGTGTGGCCGCTGGCGTTGTCCCAGATGGTCAGCGGGTTGCTCCCGGTCGTGGTGACCAGGACCTTGCACAGGCGGCCGGGGGTCGCCTTCACCACCGTGTCCGTGGCGAAACTAGCGGCGATGGCCACCGTGGTCACTCCGCCCGCCGTGGTGACAACCACGCCCTGGCGGGACTGCGTGCGCTCGTAGGCGGTACCGTTCCACGTCTGGTTGTTGACGTTCAGGCCCGTGTACGTGGCCGATCCGTCACCGGTCGCGCCGGACGCGATGGGAACGGCGTTGTCGTCGTACAGGGTGCCAATGGTGTTCTTGGCCATAGCGACTCACTTCCTGACTCGCTGGCCACGTGCCAGCGTGCTTGTGCTGGTTTGCTGCGCCCGTCCCACAATCCGGACGATCGCCATCTTGATCTCTGGGATTTCGAGCGCTTCGAGCAGTGCGACCACGAACCCATCCGCCTCGGAGTGCGGGTTTGGGGGATGCCCGGCGACGCGGGTCACGAGTAGCTCACCGTGACAGCGGCCGATCCGGTCGCGCCAACAGCCACGATTCCGTTGACCGCCGGGACTTCCAGCGGGTAGCGGGTGCCGGTGGTCGCCCCGGAGGGCACAACGCCGATGACGGTTCCGGATCCGGTGGTCGCGTTGTCGTAGAAAGTGAGCGCGCCCGTGCTGGTGGCCCCGGTGACCACGGCGGACACGAGGCGGCCGGCGGATCCCTTGACGACGGTCGTTCCGACGCCTGCGGCCACCACCGCGTTCAGGCTGGCGTTCACCGGGAATCCGTTGGCGTCCACCATGGTGCGGACAGGATTGAAGGTCACGTCATGGTCCCTTCCGGAAGATATGGCGTGAAGTCCAACGCCTGAAGTGGTTGTGTGGTGACCAGCGTGCATCGGCAAAAGGGATGGATGCTCGGTTGTGGTGCTTCGATCAGCGCGTAGGGGCTGTTTCGTTCGAAGGTGTCGCAGATGGGGCACACGCGGGTGTCCCCGGCCGTGTAGAAGTCCACTTCCCGAATGCCCTCGCGGGCGTACAACGCGAGTGCGCCTCGACTGAAGCTCTGCCCCATGGCCATGTCGGCCATGGTCGCGATCGATCGAATCTCGTTGCTGTCCAACAGGTCTGAGATCTCAGACACCATCTGATCGTAAGTCGCGCCCTGTTCGGCGAGTTGTGCGAGCAGACGTCCGACGTCGGCCGCCGCGCCGTTCAGGATCCGACCCAACCAGCCCTTGGCGTCCGCGTAGTACTCCCCGAGCTTCTCCAGTTGCTTCCACGCGTCCTTGAACGCGATGTCAAAGTCGATGCCGATGATCGAAGAGTCTTGCGCGGCAAGGGCAATCGCCCCGGCTTCCCCCTCGGCCATGCCGGTCTTGATAGAGTCCGCGAGGACCCGCACCAACTCCAGATACTCCGGGGTGGTGGGATCGTCGCCAACCTGGTGAAGCAGCCATTTCGCGGCTGCGAGTGCTTTTGCCGCGAGGTCGGCGCGCTGAGGGTCGTTCGCCTCCGCGATGCCAGCGGACCGGCGGAACCTGGTCACCGCCATGCCAACGGGAAGTGCCGCCGCAACCGGCCGCCACGCGCTGACCGTGTCCTCAGTGTGCTTGCGCCACAACGATTCCCGCCGGTCGTATACCTGCGCCCACGTTCCTTCGAGGCTTCCGAGTTTGAGTGTCACCTCGAACACGTCGACGTCTTCAGGATGTTCGCACGCCATTTCCACGGCAACGCGACATGCCCGCTTGACACGATCGGTCATGGGTCCGCCGCTGGCTGCCCACCCGTAGGCGAATGCCCGGCGCGCGTAGGGGGCGATCTCGTGCACGTCGCCCCCTCGTGTTCAGTACGCGCCCACCAGTGGGAGGAACCCGGTTGTGGTGCCAACGGTGGTCGGGTCGAACGACGCCGGCATGGTGGACTGCCCGTTGAGGTAGAAGGCGCGTTTGTTGCCCGCGTTGCTCACCCCCAGGGACAGCCAGGACGCGTTGGCGTCGTTGGCTCCCAACGCGTAGGGGACGCTGACTCCACTGAACCCCCCGAGGATGTACAGGATGTACACGAACCGGCCAGTGCTTTGGGCGGCCACGGTGGTGATGGCCCGGGATGCCCACCCGGCGGTGGTCCACAGGGTGTTGTCGTCGGCAGTGATCTGTAGCCGTGCCCCGGTGTCGTCGTAGATGGCGAGCTGGTTGGGGACGGCCGATGAGGAGTAGGTGCCCCCGACAACCACGGCCGCCGCCAGGTGGGACAGGGCAGTGTTCGCCGGTACCCAGCAGCGCGCCCCGAACACGGTGGTGTTGGTGAGACTGGAGATGTTTTGGAACAACATGGGGTCGTCGGTGGCGGTGAGCAACCCGTATCCGGACAGGGGGAACACGGGTCCACTGCCGGTTGGCGCGGACCATTTGACCCCGGCGGCTTGGCTGGAGTCGGCGGTGAGAACTTGCGTGTTGGAGCCGACGGCGACTCGAACCACCGTGCCCGCGCCAGTCGCGGCGAACACGTCTCCCTTGGCGGTGGCGACGCTGGTTTGCAACGCGCCGGTGACGCGAGTGTCGTTGCCTTGGGTCGCGGTGCCGGCGGTGGTTCCGTAGGCGACGGTCAGTGTTCGGTCGGCGGACAGGTCGCCGCCGCCGGACAGTCCGGTTCCGGATGCGACCTGCCGGGCGGGTTGCACGGCGGTGTTCGCGAGTCCCAGGGATGTTTGGACGGCGACGGTGGTGTCTGTGGACGGGATTCCCGGGCCGGGTTTCACGTACTTCGCTGCCAGGTCGGCGGTGAGGTTCGTGACCCGGGATTCGGTGATGATGCCGACCGCGATCAGTGGGGCGACGTTCGGTGTGCCGGTGACGACGATCGAGCCGTCGGCGGGAGCCACGGAGGTGACGGTGCCGTTGCCGGCGGCCGGCAGTTGGGCGGTGGGGACGGTGCCGCCGGGGCCGGTGAGGCTGGCGACTCCGCCGCTCACGCCCTTTTGGGTGATCGGAATGTACTGAAGCACGGTGGGCGGCGTGACCACGGGGACCAGGTCGCTAAAGTTAACCGTGGACGGCGACGACGGCAGGCTGAATTGGAACAGGTCGGTTCCGACATCGGTCGTGACTTCGACGGTCCAGACCCAGTTGAGTGGGGAGATGTTCGCGGCGTCGGTGGCCGGAAGGGCGACGGTGAACATTCCGGTGACCAGCGTCTTTCGGTAGACGCTGGTTCCCAGCATGACGTTGCTGGTGGTGTCGCGAAGAAAAGACGGATTACTGAACGCGACGGTTCCGTTTGCGGGTGCTCCGGTGACGGGATTCCGAATGTCACCGGTGACGGTGACCAGGGGAACGTCATTGGGGAGTGGCATGGGTCATCCGTTCTGCGCGCTGTCCATCATTCACATCCACTCCACGTCGCCGTTGCGGTTAGCTCGCTCGAAGGAGCTGGAGCCGCCCAACGGCATGGTGTCCACATACGCCATGGCATCCGGCCAGCGGGAAAAACTCTTCTCCACCGGAGTGTTGAAACCGAACGCGGGGATGGTCATCTTCCATTCCCGATCGACACGCCCGATGGTGATCTTCTCCCGCATCCGACCCTCCCTAGCCGATCTCCTTGGGAATCAGGGCCTTCGCGCGACGCGCGGTCAGCGGATACCCCTGCGACTCGTCATCCGGCTCCGGCGCGGCCGGAACACCCTGGGCTGGGTGCTCCGGCGCGGCCGGAGGCTCAATCGAGGTCATCGGGGAGATCCTTCAGCGCCTCGCGGAGTCGGGAGCGGTACCGCTGCTGCCAGCTTTCGCGGACCGGGCGACCGGGACGACGATGCGACTCGTCCTTGCCCTTCCCGGGTGCCCGGGTGCCCGGCGCGGGTGGTGCTCCCGGCGCGGGTGGTGCTCCCGGCGCGGCCGGTGTGCCGTCGGCGGCCGGTCCGCCGGGACCGGGAAGACCAGCGGCGGCGGCCAACGCGGGCGGCAACGGCTCCTTCTCCGGCTTCTCCAACGCCACCGGGTCGTCCTTCTCGCCCGGCTCCCCAGGCTCCAGCGCGGAGCCCTTGAGGTCCTTCGCGATCTGCGCCTTGGACTTGGCGTCCATGTCCCGCCACAGCACCAGGTTCTGACGGTCCACCAACACGGCCGCGTCCCCGCCGTCTACGGAGGGCTCCCCGATGTCGGCGCGGTAGCGGTCCAGGGTCCAGGCACCGTTCCGCAAGCGGATGTCCCGAATGTCTTCGATCGTCTTGGAGTCGCGCATGTCGACTTCACCGAACTTGAGGTGCCAGCCGGTGATGCCGAATCCGCGCTGAACGATATAGAAATTCAGCTTTTCCAGCACGAGTTCCGCGATGGGCTGGCATGTGTTGACCAAAAACGTCTTACGCTGCGACTCCCCGGTGCCACCGCCCAAGTTTCCGGACTCGATGACGCCGGCCTCGGCGGGCGGCACACCGTAGGTGGCGAGGATCTCGTCACGTTTCTGGTCGAGCGTGTGAAGGTATTCTTCGATGTGGTTCTGTTGCAATTCCTTGACAGTCGCGCCGCCCTTGGTGAGCAGCGGGAACCCGATGTTGCGTGGGCCGATGTTGCGTTGCATGTACTGCGCGGTCCACCGGTTCATCTCCGGCTGTGAAAGCCCTTGCGGCATGTCGACGTGCACGTTCGGGGGGTTCCCCTTGCGGAACGTCTCCTTCAGAGATGCGGCGGTGAAAAGCCATGCTGTGATAGGCAGCAACGCGGCCTGTGTCGGGGACACTCCGAACACGCCGGAACGCGGCGAGTCGAGCGCGATGTGAATAATTTCCTTCGGCTTGAACTCGGCGCGCTGACCGAATTCTGTGACCTGAACGTATCCGGTCACTTCGCCGTGCTCGTTCGCCAGAGGGAACGTGGACGGGCAGTCCAGGCTGTACAGGGACACCGGAACGCCACCAAGCCACACCACTTCGATGTAGGCGTCCCCGAACACCAACAGATCGGAGATGATTCCCCGCAGCAGTTGGCGCATGTCTTCCTGCGGATTGCAGTACTTGAGGAGCCGCTCCAACGCCAACACGTTGTCTGGCTTGTCGGGGGCTTCCTGGTCGCCCTCTCCGGTGTCAGAGTCCCAGTCGGTCATGAGGCCACCGGCGGTGATGGTGCGCGCAATGGCGTTGGTGCACGCCCAACTCCACGGGCACGCAAGGTACGACTCATACAGCTGTTGCAACATGGACCGACGGTCGGTCTGCGTCGCCGCGCCGGTGCCTTGACTGTATTCGTTGATCCCACCGGCGGGAATGCCGTATTCGAATCCGGCGCGGGTTGGTGTCTTGGTCGGGTCGATTTCCTTGACGGTTTCGGTCACCACGTCCTGTGATCCGAAAACTCGTTGCCAGAAGCCCATGGCATAGCCACCTCCGCCCCGTAGTCATCGTAGGTGTAGGTGTCGAAATTGGGATTCGGCACATAGGCGTACGGGCCGAACGCCTGCGCCACCGGCACAGAGTCGACGGTCGGCACCTCATCCAGGATCACGAACTCCGGGCCGGAGCCCATGTTGACGAGCATGTAGCGGAGCGCATCCGCGATGTGGTCGTCAGAGCTGGTGTCAACGTCTTCCGGGTCGCCGGTCTTGGCGTGCGGCAACGCGGGGATGGTGCGAATGAAGTTGGCGCACGTGTCGAACACGTGCAGGTTGGGGCACGTTTCTTGTCCCAACGTGCGGTGGTGCGGGCAGGCGGGCGCTTCCTTCAAGTAGGTGTGAATGCGCTGCCAGCCGTTGACGCGGCTGCCCGCGCCTTTCCCGGCGCGAGTGAGGTGGACGCCGTTCTCCGCGTAGATATCGGAGATGGGTTTCGCGTCGCCTCGGGTAGCCCACATGGCGTCATCAGCGAACCGGTCGGACACGACTTCCCCGGCGGCTTCGGCGGCCAGGATGCGTTGGGCCTGTTCGGCTTCTCCGACCTGGCGGGCGTACAGCTCGCGGTAAATCCAGACACGGCCGTCCTCATCCACCGCACCCCACACAACGGCCCAGGGGGCGGTGTAGCCCCAGTCCACGCCGATGTACCGCTTCCAGGTGGCGGGCAACTCCATGGGGCGCACGGCGTAGCGCTCCCCGGTGCCCCATTCCTGGAAGACCTGTCCAGCGAACAGGTTCCAATCTCCGTCAAGGAACGCGCGGCGGAGGTGGTCCGGAAGGGCCTTGAGGTCGTCGGCGTACTCGGGGTTGATGTGCGGGTTGTCGGAGAGCTTGGAGGGGATGAACCGGACGGCACGGCCCTTCTTGTCGTAGATGACCTTCTTGCCGTTGTCGGTGGCTTCGATGTAGCGGGTTTTGACGTCGCCGTGTCCGACTCCGCCGGGGTTGGTTCCGGATCGGATGCCGATGACGGGGATGTCGGAGCGGCCGGACCGCAACCGGGATTCGAGGAATGCGCACACATCGGGTGGGGTGAGGGTGCGCTCATCGAACAACAGGAGTTGGTATTGACCACCTTGGCGGCGGTTGGCGTCCGCGATGCTCTCGGCGTACCGGAACATGATGACGGATCCGTTGGAGAACTTCAGATCGTATTCCGACCCGTTCCATGTGGCCCCGACGGTTTTTCCGTACATCATCTGGGCGAGTTCCGCGAGCAATGATTCCTTGAGTTCACCGTAGGTGCGGCGGAACGCGCCGACGCGCAAACCCGGGTGCAGAACGCATTGCTTGATTCCCTCGGCGACAAGGGCTTTGGTCTTTCCTCCGCCTACCGCGCCGCCGTAAAGGACATCGAATTCCAGGGCGTTATGGAAGTCGGCTTGCCGGGGGGTGGGAACGTATTCGAGTTTGGCGAAGACGTTCGGATCCGGCGGGTCCAGGCGGTCAGCCAGCAACGAGGCGAAGTTTTTCCGCAACACGTGTCTTCGCCTCCCGCTGTGCCCCCAGGTCCATTCCCATCTCACCGAGCGCAGCGGCCAGGGCGTCCGCGACGATTTGCGCTTGCATCTCGGAGATACGGGCAAGGCGTTCGTCGATGTTGAGTCGAGCCATTCCGACAAGGACGGTGTTGCATCGGTCTAGGGCGCGTTCGAACACGATCACTTCACCCTTGATTTGCTCACCGGTTTTTTCGCCTTCGTAGCTGACATCCTTGAGGAACGAGACACGGTCGGCGATGACGTTTTTCCAGGCGGTGACTTCGCCCGCGAGTTTTGACAGCTCGGTCAGCGGGTCGTCAATGGGGATGATTTCCAGCTTGCCAAGGATCTTGTCCGCGTCGCGGCGCAGCAGTTCGGCGGCCCCGTTGATGTTGGCGTTCTTCGTGCCTCCGGCGTGGAGTTTGCATCCGCCGACGCCGGGATGCTGTGTTCCCCATCCGGCGGGGCGTTGGCACTTGCCGATGCGGCGGTTTCCGTCGTCGTCCTTGCCGCGTAGGACGCCTTCGCACTTGTCGAACGCCATGGGGTGACCTCCCAATGAAAAAGACCCGACCTAGGTCGGGTCTTGTGTGGTGCTGGCGGGTGGAGTGTCCTCGACACCCAGGTGCTGGTGTAGCCGGTCCAGTTTGTGGTGGATCCGGCGGATGTGGCGTCGTGCCCAGAGCCAGGCGACTGTGCCGCAGATGATGGAGGCCAGGATGTTGGGCCATAGGGCGTCCCAGCCGGGCCAGAGCCATGCGGGAACTGTCATGATGTCCACGTGGCCACCCTTCAAAGGGCATGGGTTACCCGTGTTGACATGGATTCAATCACATGGCAAGGGTGTTTGTCATCCTCGCAAATAACGGCTGTATATCACACTCCGGATTTTTTCAGCACCGCGTCTTCCACGTCTCCGACCCGATACAGGGGCCATCCACGCCGGTCGTCATGGTCCACGGCGGTGAGGATCCCTCGGTTCGCCCATGTGGTGATGGTCTTACGGCCGATGGTGATCCCCAACAGGACCGGCAACGCCCGGGACAACTCGGCCGCCGTCAACACGTAGTTCCGGGCCGCGTCCAACAGGAACGCGCGACGCTGAACCATGTCGTAGCCGTTGCCGCACACCGTGCACACGCCCACCGCGCCGCCGGGGTCTCCGAACACCTGGCCGGCGCAGTCCTTCACGGAGCACGGACCCGCGTACCACCGGTCGGGGGCGCGGTCGATGACGCGCCACGCCTCACCGATGACGCCGGTGATGTCGATGAACAACTCGGCGGCGTCGGGGTGCTGCGCCATCCACGACGGGTGGCGCAGCAGCCAGGCGGCCAGGGACTCGACATCGGCGGTGAAGTCCGGCGGCGGCTGGAACCAGCCGGTGGGGTCGGTGGGGTCCGGAAGTTTCGGCGAGTACAACAGGTGCAGGCGTGAGGCCCAGGTTCCCAGCGCGGAGCGAAGCCGCCGGACGGTGTCTCCGGCGGCTTCGTGCCAGGGCAGAGGGGTGGTGGCGGACCGGCCGCCGACGCGGGCGTTGGTGGTGCGGTTGGCGCGGGTGAGGGTGACGAGAAGTTCGTCAGCGAGGGTGCGGACGGGGTTTCCGTGGCTGTCGGTGGTGCGGTTGCCCACAGTGCGCAAATCCGCACACAACGCGGCCGAACAGGTGAGGCACAACCCCGCCTCGGGTGCTGGGCGACCGCAGAGAGTCGCGCACTGGTGATCGTTCACACCGCACAGTGTGCACGCTGCGTGACATCGTGACGGGTAGGCGGAGATCACGATCCGGGATGTGTTGCACTCTGCAACCAATTGGCTTACAGTTGCGAGGACTCCCGGCCTCCGGTATCGGTTGATGGGACTCCTTGGTGGACAACGCCTCTCACGCTTCGGCGTGAGGGGCGTTGTCGTTTTCGTCGCGGCGGATGCGATCCAGCGCAAGGGCGAGGTCATCCAGGGCGTCACGGAGCGTGAAACCCACGGTGAGTAGTTTCTCCTGGTCACAGCGGGCAAGCCAGCCGTCTGGGCTATCGGTCAGAGTGATCACGTACGTGGGTGGCATGGTGACGAAGTGTAGCGGCACCTCGATTCACCGAATTGACCCGGTTCGTCAACTCTTGTAACATTCGGTGTTCCACAACACCACGGAGGAACGGATGCCGGACTTTCCCAAGAGCGACGAGGGGCGCACCCACTGGAGTGTGTGGCGCGGGAACAACTGGCTGGGCGAGTGGCACGGCAGGGAACCGCGTGTGGGCGACAAGATCAAGCCCAAGGAGTGCCTGACGTCCAAGAAGGTCGACATGATCGACAGGAAGACCGGCCGCGTCTACGTCAAGTAACCCCCCACGCACGAACAGCCCCCGCCCGGATGCCGGGCGGGGGCTGTGTGGTTCTGGGGTCAAGCCACGAAGGTGCCGAAGCTCTTGCGCTTGATCAAGATCCCGCGTCCGGTGAGACGGGCGTAGACCTCCCGAACCATCGTTCGGGAAACCCCGTGCTGCCTGGCGAGTACGTTTTCGCCGGGAACCTTCTCTCCCGACTTATATTTGCCATCGCGAATAGCCTGTGCTACCAGGCGCGTCAGCTCATCGGACGTCATTTCTGCCCTCCCATTCGGCTTGTTGATGTTGCCGCACTCCTGTGGCATAGCATATGGTGTACCACAACCCAAGGAGATGTCTACCCGCAATCGGAGCAAAGGAGTTGACAGTGAATACGGAAGGACGGACCGCCGGACCCAACAAAGGGCACCGCTGGTTCTCCGAGCTGGACATCCACGCCATGTCCAGCCTCATCGTGGGAGGCGCGGCCGTGCTGTCGTTCAACTCCTCCCGCGACCTGGCCGACGCGTGCGGATTCCACGACTGGCTTTCCTGGGTATGGCCCGTCTGCCTCGACGCCGTCGCCTACACCGCAACCCGAATCTGGCTGTCCCGCACCACCGACGACCCCACCCGGCTCTACGCCCGCCGGTTGGCGCTCATCGGAATCAGCCTGTCCCTCATGGCAAACGGACTCGACCTGTTCCTGTCCGTCGAGAAACTCGCCCCCGTCTGGGGAGTCGTCCTCTTGGTCGGCGCGATCCCGCCCGCCATGCTCGCGGCCGTCATCCACATGCTGGTGATGCGCCGGGGACTCACCGCCCACCGTGCCAGGAAACCAGCGACACCCAAGGCAACTCCTGCGCCGAAGCCAGCAACACCCAAGACGGCACCCGCACTGCCGGCCACGCCCGAACCCGTCCCCGAACTGGCCACGGTCACCCAGATGTCCGCGACCGCCCCCGACTGGCTCACCCCGGACATGGAATTGGTTCCGGCCATCACCCGATACCTGGACGACCACCCCGACGCGAAACCGTCGGAAGTGCAACTCCACATCGGCCAGCACCTCGGAGCCAAGGCCGACACCACCCGCAAGACGCTCGGACGGATCCGGGCCAAGACGAACGGACCCCGGGCAGTCGGAGAGGAGTAGGCCATGCCCAAGACGATGAAGACCACCAAGCGTTCCCGGCCGACCGGCAAGCGGACCCGCGTGCCACACGCCACCCCGCCGTCACCGGCCCCTGAGTCCACAGTGGACAAAACGACCGTGGGAGCCCGGTTCGTCGGGCACGTGCGCACCACCCAGTGGTACCGCTCGAAACTCGCGGACCGAATCCCCAAACGACACAAGCTGACCCGAGGCGTCGCACACCTCGCGCTTGGCGTCGTGAAGATCGCCGGATACGCGGTCGCTGCAACCGGGGTCGGCGCGATCGAAGGCGGACGGCGGGTCTCCCCCGCGCTGCGCCGCCACATCAAGCGCCACACCGCGCCGAAGTGGAACGGCCGCCTGCCTCGGACGGAGCGAACAGGTCCATGGTGGCGCGTCCAGCACTCCGTGACGTGCGTGTGCGGGACCGCGTTTCACGACATGGCCGAACTGAACAAGCACTACGGCGACAAGCATCGGGGCGAAACGCGGGTGTTCCCGAAGCACAAGCCGACGATCCACCCGACCTACATGCGGCGCACCGCCGGAAAGGTCAAAGTCCGCCCGGTGCCGAACACGCCAGCCGGACGGCACCGGACACACCGGTCCACCGCCGGTCACCACAAGGCATCCGCGATGGTCGCGGCGGCCAGGAAACGAGTCGAGGAAAGGGGCAAAAAAGTCATGGCTGACGGAACGAGCACAGCCGCCCGGGTCGCACGGGCGTGGGTCGAGATCGGGGACGTCGTGCCCCGGGGAACCGACGACGTCATGGACATCATCTCCGGTCTGGCACAGGCCGCGAGCGCACGCGGGGAAGCGCTGGAGCTGTTGCAGCTGACGCTGGTCAAGCGACTGAACGTGGATCCGCTGGTGGCGAAGGGCCTGGATCCGATCATCGCATTGGCGGAGGTGGAGACGGAGGCGTTCACCGCTGTGTGGAACACGATCGAAACCATCTACGGGCCGTACCTGGCGCTGTTGCGTTCGGGTGTCGCGGTCCCCACTTCGTAAGGGAAAGGACAGGATCATGGGCGTCGCGAAAGTGGCGGGAACCATGCGCCGTCACCGGTCCGGGTTGACGCCCATGTACGTCACCACCGGTGTTGTCGCGTTGGGAGAGGCAAGTCAGTACGTGCCGTTGACGCCGTTGGCGTTGGGGTTGATCGGCGGCGGCCTGGGGTGCGCGTCGTGGGTGAACACGCACGGCGGGGACGACCGGAACAAGATGTACCTGTGGGGTGTGCTGGGGGCGTCCACGTCGGCTGTGCTCACCTTGCATGAGTTGGGTTGGTCGCATTTCGACTGGACTGCGATCATCGCGGCCGGGGTCGGCACGGCGCTGGGGATCCCGTGGTGGCGGAACAACCGGCGCACGACGAAGGTCACCCTTGAGCGGACGGTGGAGCGCTGGCCGTCGCTGGCCCGGAAGTTGCACATGGACACCGTGCGCCCGGTCGACATCCGGGCGCACGGTGAGGGCAACTTCGGGGGCAAGCTGGTGTGGCCCGCCGGGGATTACACGGTGTCGGAGATCCTGGACAAGCGGGACCGGATCGAGGGCGCGTTGGATCTTCCGGCGGGCACGTTGCGCATGGAGCGGAATGGGCGGCATTCGAATTCGGTGTTGTTCAAGGCGTTTGTGACGGATCCGCACGCGAAGGGTCTCCGGTGGGAGATCCCGGTGGAGGAGATCGGCGGGGAGTTCTTCGTCCAGGACATGT